GATACAGTCCCACGAATGGCTTTGTCTAGTTGGTCTGTTAAATCAGATGCACGTAATGGAAAGAATCCATTTTGTTCTAAACTGTTAAGTTGGAATTGCTTTAATTGGGCTTCACCACGCAATGTTCCTGCAAGTTCTTTATATGCTTTTGCACGACCTGCAGCTTCTGACGCAATGTCACCCGCAGACAGCCAACCAGGTTGTCCTTTTGTTGCCACAGCCTGTTGAAGTGTTGCCGCTAAACCAGTCATACCAGATGTTTGTTCAGCAGCCGCCAAGCTATTAAACTTATCTGAAATCTCTTTTTCTAACTTGGTAAAGATAGGCCCTGCAAGATTGGTTTGTTCTAATGCTGCCTCACGCATTGGCGTTGTTACTTCTTCTCTCTTTGCAATTACAGCAGCTCTCTGAGCCTCTGTGCCAGCAACAGATTGAATTTCTCTTGCCCTAGCCGCTTGTTGTTCAACTAAACGCTCTTGAAACTGACCTGCTACTTTTGCTTTACTAGCAAGTTTGCTCTGTGCTGCCGCAAGTTCAACTGCTGAAGGAATATCAGAAATTGCTTGTGCCGCAGTTGGTCGAGAACCACTTACCAATTCTTTAGCATCACGCAATGCTTCAATCACTTTTGTTCGATCAGGGCCAGTAAGTTCATTTAATTGCTTTTGCATGAACTCTTGACGACCAGTAGGAGTTAAACCTTTTAGTGTATTTAAAAGACCTCCAACAGCCTTTACGCCACCTTCAACAACAGGGCCAAGAACAAAACCCGTAGCCATTTGCTCTAATTTACGTTCAGCAAACTGTTCCACAGGAGCATTTACTGGTTGCAAAGCACTTAAAGCCGCACCAGTGCTTCCAGATCGGGCTATGTTAGCCATTAAACCTGCACCTTGAAGTGGTGCTTGTGTAACACCAACTAAACGATTTACAGGGCTTATAACATTACCAAGCGTCTGGTATGGATCAAAACCACTACTTCCAACTCTTGCACGACCTTCAGTAGTTGCTTGTTCAACATCACTAACAAGTTGAGTTGCGCCTCGCTTAATGTCTTTGCCAAACAAACCCGTACTTGCTAACAACTGATTAACAGCCAATGCGGGGTCAACAACAGCCCCTTTAATTGTTCGAGCAATAGGACTGCCAGCACCAAACATCAACTCCAAGTTTGATACGGGAGTAGCTACTGGTTCAGGCGTAACTGTCTTGCCTAAGTAACCTTGTATTTTCGCAATTGCTTGCTCATTACTAAGACCATCAGGCAAGTCGTAATGCTTACCTTCATATTGGTATACTGGCATTTTTATCCCTCACTTTAAAACAATTGGATTTTCAGCAGTTCCAACACCTTTTGATGGGGCATTCATAGAACCTTTAAGATAACGCCTTGATAGATTATCTAAGATTGCTAAGTTTGCCTCTTTTGTCATACCTTCGCTACCCAAAGAATCCAAATATGTTTTCAATTCAACATTGGAGTTAAGTTGTTGAGCACTCATGCCTGTAGCTTCTTTAATAGCATTTAACAACTGCAATCGAATACTTTTTAGTTCATCACGTTTAGCTTGTTCAGCAGTACCAAAAGTACGACCAGCCATTTGACCAACAGTTCCCGTTTGCAAAGATGTAACTAAGTTTGCAAGAGGGCCTTTTGATGTGCTTGTCATTCCACCCATTTTGGCTAAATCTTTGACCAAAGTTTCTGCTGTAGAAATAGTGTCACCCAAAGCAAGTTGTCCTTCAGCAGCTTTCTCTGCTTTCTCTTGGGCTTTAAGAACTGCCGAACTTGGCCCTTTAAGAGATGCCATCAATTGAGCAAGTTCTTTCCTAGCTTCAATCCGCATTTGCTCTTTTTCTATATCAGTTTTTGCTTGTCTGAGATCAGACTCTAATTTAGCTTCAATTTTTTCACGACCTAATGTAAGCAAAGTCTCTCTTTGAGCAGCTCTATCAGCAGAACCTTGTAAAGCAGCCAAAACTTTATCTGGTGAACCATACTTGGTAACAATAGCAAGAACATCATCTTGTGAAGCACCCTGTGGAAGTTTAGACAACTCATCACGAAGTTGCTCTTCTTGTTTGATAGACAATTGAGTTTTAGCTACCTGAGCCAAAGATGCTTGTTCTGCCGCCCGTCTTTGTTGAACAAGAGCCATTTCACCTTGTGCTTGACGAGCATATTGAGCCAAAGCCATAGCACCTTGTTGGTCACCAGCTTGTGCCAACATTTGAGCGCCTTTTAAAATTGACTCAGGATCAGACTGATCTATCTGTTGTGCAATAGCATTGCGAGTGCTAATCATCTTCAATTGTGGGTCTTCAATACCCAAAGCACCACCAATAGCAGTACCAAGACCTCTAGCACCACCATAAGTCAATGCCGCACCACGGGCAGCAGGGTCTAGTTGAGCAAGGGTAATACCTTCTTGCAAAGCACTTGTTCTTTGACGCTCACCATACATTTCAGGGGTTATACCGAACAAACCCGCTACGATATTTTCTGCCATGATGAATCCTTATGAAAATAAGCCACCAAGTACTTGCCCAAATGAGGGAGAAGCACCTAGTCCACTCAATAGTGTTGAATAGGGGTTTGTTGTTGCCGCAGGGCCAGTAGCCAAACGAGTACTGAACTCAGCACCTGACAGACCTAAACGACCCACATTAGCACCTGCGGTAGCCGCTTGTTGAGCAAGATTGGTACTCATTGTCAATGGTTGTTGTGCAGCAGTCTCAAGACCTTGCACTTGTCCCAAAGCAGTTGTGTAAGGCTGATAAGCGGCTTGCTGACCTGCATAGTAGTTGCCCATAGTCTGTGCGCCAGTACCCAACAATCCAGCACCAAATGCAACATTCTGTTGACCATACTGTTGAGCATTAGCCGCCAATTGAGCCTCTTGTTGCGCTCTAGCGTTATACAAAGCCTGTAGTTCAGGAGTTGTAGCACCCAAAGTACCGCCTTGAGCAACAGATAAACCACCACGACCCTGTTGTTGGAGTCTATTCTGTAGGTTAGCCAACTCTAGTTCTCTGCCTGGTTGCAACAAAGCCATCTGCTGATTCAGATAGTTTTGAGCAACATCTTGAGGAGATTGAGCTAAGTACTGATTGCCAAGGCTAAACAAGTTCTGAGCGCCTGTTTGTAGAGGAGCAAACTGTGCTTGAGCGCCTTCAGCTTGTACCAAACCTTGTTCAGCCAACTTAACCAAGCGGTCTTGAGCATTCTTAGCTTCGGGGCTTAGTGTGTATCCTGCGCTAATCAACTGACCAGTACGAGGATCAACTTGGAACTGTGAAGTGCCAAATCGAGTAGTCATGCCAACAGGTCGGAACTGAGCCGCTTGTTTAGCAGCAGCAGTCTCAGCATCAATCATCTGTTGCGCTCTTAAAGCCGCTTCACGAGATGTTTGTTGTTGAAGAAGACCTGCACCAGTAGTCAAACTACCTGATAACAAAGCGGCAATCTGTGCTGCTGTTAAACCAGTAAAAGGTATTTTTGTAGGGTCTATTTTAGGAACTACTGGAGGTACTGTAGGAGGGACAGGAGGTACTGGAGGGCCAGGTGGTAGTGGTGGTATTGGAGGTCCAGGCGGTACTGTAGGAGGAACTGGAGGAACTGGAGGAACTGGAGGAACTGTAGGAGGAACAACAGGGGGTACTGTAGGTGGAAATGTAGAGGGTACGACAGGTGGTACTGTAGGAGGAACGATAGGAGGAATAAAAGTAGGTGTAAACGCACCCGCACCTGCATTTGCTAATTCAAAAGCACCTAAATCAGTAAACGCACCAGCACCAGCATTCGCTAACTCAAATGCACCTAAGTCAGTCATTGCTGAAGCACCAGCATTAAGGGTCTCAAATGCTGAACCTGCACCTGTACCGCTACCAAATAAACTCTCAAAACCGCCACCTAGTCCACCAAACAAACCAGCAGAACCTGCCAAGAACTTTAGAAAGTCTTGTGTAGCATTTACTTCTTGTTGAGTGCCAGTTCTCTGAAGTGTGCCATCAGGGTTGTATTGGTTATATCCACCACCTACTTGGTTTTGACCAACTTTGTAGGTATAGACATTCTCAAGACCACCGATCTGCTGATTCTCACCATCACCAATAACTTGATACTGAGGTTGAACAATGGTGTCACCCAAAGTAATGGTTTGACCTTGAGGGATAGTAGCCGCCACACGGGAAGCAACCGCACCCTCATCTAAACCAACAGCACTAGCCATTTGAGCAGGAGAAACTCCATAAGTCTCCATAGCCGTGACGATCTGAGAATCAGTCAGATCGGGGTTTGAGGTTAGGAAACTTACAATTTGTTCATTAGATACAGCCATATTTTTCTCCTGTCCTTATTATCTCATTTAGCCATCAATAGGTAAAACCCAAGATAGTGTTGACTCGTTCCATACATACATCTTCCCATCTGTCGGCATGGGTGTTGGGGCGCTCCACAAACAAGTCTCTTCATTTAAAAGCCAAGATGGGAATGTCTGTGGAGGTATAAATGCGTCACGACTTGAGTCGTATGTGTAGCCAATACCAGCGTAATTTTTACGCAATGGTCTACCTTCTGGATGTTGACCGCCATGCGTGTTGTATGAAGTCTGAACCCATCCTGTGCCAAACAAGCCAGAATCAATAACATCTTGTTCAGCCACAATAACTTGTGTGACTATGTTGTTTTCTATTTTTGCAAAATGACTCATGTTGTTCCTCAGAATGTAATTGAACCTGAAGAAGTCCATTTGTAAATTCTGTAACCGCCAGCAACAGTAATTGTTGGTGAGCCAGTTGTTGCAGAAGCTGCGTCAAAAGTGTCAGCGTAGCGAATAATCACAATACCTGATCCACCTTCAGTTCCACCAGAATGTCCACCACCACCGCCACCACCTAAATTGTTTGTTCCTCCTGTTCCAGCATTGTTGTAAGCACCACCAGCACCGCCACCGCCAGAACCACCATCACCAGGAGTTTTACTAAATGTGCTACCGCCACCACCGCCAGCGTACGTTACAGACGCCCCAGAAATAGAAGAAGCCGTGCCATTGCCGCCCTTACCCCCCGCAGAGAGTTGACCTGCTTGACCTGCTTGGCTTGCTCCACCGCCACCGCCAGCTTGTAGATTATCATCATCTGAATTGTGAGCACGACCTGCACCACCATTTGTGCCTTGAGCTGGTGATGTTGATGGAGTATTTCCTGTGCCACCAGCACCGCCTGGATTTGCTCCACTTGACCAAACATTACCACCACCGCCAGAGCCACCACTTCCACCAGCGGCAGAAGATGATTGAGTTACAGTCGTTGCGCCATATCCACCGCCCGCAGAAGTAATTGTGCTAAATACAGAGTTTGAGCCAGATGCACCAGATGCACCACCAGCACCAACAGTTACTGTAATTGGAGAACCAGAAGCTACAGAAAATCCAGACGCTGTTCTAAAACCACCAGCACCGCCACCGCCACCGCCATAGCCAGAAGTACCAGCTCCACCACCGCCACCGCCAGCTACAACAAGATATTCAACAGTAGATGTGACTCCACCTGCAAAACTTCTTTGGTTTTGAAAGACAGCTTGTAAAGCACCACTCATGTCAAACCACTCCCTGAGATTAGCCATTCAGTTGATGTAATTTTTATTGCTGTTGCAGACCCATACCGAGCCAATGTTCGTGAGCCTGTTGTTCCTGCTGGGGATAAAGTCAATGTGTCTGTGGTGATGGAAATCGTGACGTTTGCCACGGCCATGTTTATAAAGGTAATAGCTGTACCGATTGGATAGGCTACAGAGCTATTGGCAGGGATCGTGAATGTCCGAGCGTTGTTGTCACCAACTGGGTGAAAGATATGTTTACCAGCATCAGCAAGAACTAATGTGTAAGCAGCGGATTGGCTGTTCTGTGGAATGTTTCTAAATCCAACAGAATCTGTGCCATCAACAGTACAGTTACTTAAATTTCCAGATGTAGGAGTTCCTAATAAAGGAGTTACAAGTGTTGGACTTGTAGCAAATACATTTGCACCACTACCAGTTTCATCTGTTAAAGCAGCAGCTAAATTGGCGCTTGATGGAGTTGCCAAGAAAGTGGCTATATTAGTTCCAAGTCCTGACACACCTGTTGAAATAGGCAAACCAGTTGCATTAGTTAATGTTCCTGAAGATGGTGTACCCAATGCGCCACCAGGGGCTACATAATCTGTACCCGCAGTAGCAGCAGATAATGCCGTTCCATTGCCTTTTAAAACACCCGTTATAGATGTTGACAAAGTAATAGCTGGAGTTGTTGTCGAATTGGCTACTGTTCCTGCCAAACCATTAGCCGAAACAACAGAAACACTTGTAACTGTTCCACTTCCAGAAGGTGAAGCCCATGTACCATCGCCTCGCCAAAATGTTGAAGATGATGCTGAAGTTCCTGAATTTAGATTGGTAACAGGAAGATTACCTGTTACACCAGTAGATAAAGGCAAGCCAGTTGCGTTTGTCAATGTGGCGCTAGTAGGTGTTCCAAGAATAGGAGTAACAAGAGTAGGTGAGGTAGCAAATACAGCAGAGCCTGTTCCTGTTTCATCAGTCAATGCACCCAAAAGGTTAGCAGAACTAAATGAACCTAGTGAGGTTGCATTTCCTACAGAAGTAATTGCACCAGTTAAGTTAGCATTTGTTGTTACATTACCTGCCGTCAAACCAGAGGCAGTACCCGTGATATTTGTGCCTACTAAAGCGGATGGAGTTCCTAAAGCAGGAGTCACCAGAGTGGGACTATTGGCAAACACCAACGCACCAGTTCCTGTTTCATCAGATACAGCCGCAAGTAAATTAGCAGATGATGGAGTCCCTAAGAACGTAGCTACACCAGTACCAAATGAAGTAATGCCCGTACCACCATTTGCTACAGGAAGAGTTCCTGTAACGCCAGTAGTCAATGGCAATCCTGTTAGGTTGGTAGCCGTACCAGAAGCAGGAGTTCCCAATGCGGGAGTCACTAGAGTAGGACTGTTTGACAACACTACTGAGCCTGTGCCAGTAGATGAAGTTACACCTGTACCACCATTAGCAACTGCTAGAGTTCCTGTGATGTCAGAAGTAGATAGAGTTACTGCATCCCAAGAAGCATTAGTGCCATCAGTCTGAAGGTACTTGTTTGCGTTACTTGTTTGGCTAGGCAAAAGGTTATTCAGAGCAGCAGTAGCAGTAGAAGCACCTGTACCGCCATCAGCAATCGCTAAGTCTGTGATACCTGTGATTGAACCACCAGTAATTGCGGCAGAAGCATTGTCTGTTTTAGTTGCAACAGCAGTCTGAATGTTGTTAAATTCAGTATCAATCTCAGTACCCTTAACAATCTTTAATGGATTGCCAGGCGACAGATTGTCTTTTGTTGCAAAGTTTGTGGTTTTGGTGTAATTTGACATGGTTTACCTCTTAGCCCATTTTGCCATCTTTGGCTTGAATTTCAATTTTTTGCAATGAAAAAGAAACACCCTTAATGGTTGTTTCATAACCTGTCTGGACAATCTTTCCTGCACCAGAAGCATTTGCAGTTAGTGTTTTAATTGGAACACCACTTGTGTATTCGGCAATGTTGTATTCAGCAGTACCATACTCATAACTGGTTTGTGATGGGATATATACATTCTCTGCACGATAAGCACCAGAGTAGTCAAATCCCCAATTAATAGTCAAAAACTGATCTGATCCACCAATCACAATGGCAGTCACGTTCTTCAAAATAGAAATCTGATTAGGATTTCCCAAGTCAGCATTGTTTGTGTAGTACGCAAATCGATACGTTAATGTGTCATCAAGATAAGTTCCATACTTGCCAATGTACCCATTCTTGCCAATGTATAAGTCACCATTTCTAAGTGAACGCAAAGCAGTTGGAGCAATAGAGTCCCACTTCGTTACACGGGAAGCCCCATCTTGCAATGATTGTTTGGTATCGAAACAATAAACTTGGAAGGATGCAGGTAAAACAAGTAGATAAAAGGCTTCTTTTTCTGAGTAGACAGACTTTAGATTAGCCAATGTCTCGCTTGCCAATGCTGAATTTAGGTCAAAACGAACATTTTTAGACAAGTCTCGCAAAGGAGCAGACTTCTCTTGAATAGTCCTCATCAATGAACGAACACCTGAGTCTGATAAGAAAACAACGTCAGAGCCAATACTTTGTATGGTATCCCTAGCAATACACCCAATAGAGCCTACTGTGTCGCTCAGAACAAGAGATGCGGGTGTAGAAGCACCAGAATAGACAAGAATCTGTCGTTTACCAAAGATAAACAAGAAATCATTGTGCGCTGCCAAGCCCATAACTTCATCAGCACCATTAGGCCAGACCCGTGATACATCTAGTGAGCCAGAAGTACCACCACCCCAAACATGACCTGCAATCAGGTCAGAGAAGCTGATAGTCACCTTATCTGTAGAAGTATTAGCCACCCAAAGACGACCAAAAGCAGAGATAGCGATGTTGGCTTGAGGAACTGTAGCTACATAACCAGACTTCTCAGAAACTCTGCGATAAGTAGTTGTACTTACTGCGGGGTCATAAATCAAAGGATCGTGACCAGTTTGGAAGAAGTATGCAATACCATTCAAAGAGGCAGTCTGCCAGTTAGATGCCGTAATGGTAGGAGCAGAACCGCCACCACCATAGGTCAACTCAGTCACCGCATTAGCAGTACCGAGCTTGAATATCTTGTTGTTGCCAGCAAATAGAACTGTAAGAGTCCCGTCAGTCTGGACTAACTCATGGATAACACCAACATCGTTAGCGCCTAGATTGCCAGAGGAAGAGTTTACCCTTGACCAACCTTTTCTAGCACCAATACGACCATACTGATCCAAGATGCAGTTAGTCGCAACCAAAGCAAAGCCAGCCCCTAAATCAAGGGGAGAGTCTTCAGTATTCAGACCATAAAAGCCTGGTGCTGAAAGACTATAACTTTGAAGTGCTGCTGCCATTAGACCGCCACAAAGTTGTCTTCAGGATAACGAGTGGACTCCAATGCAATCGCATCAGAGAGCATCCCTCTAAACAAAGCATAAGCCTCATTAGAGTTTGTTCCACCATCTTCACCACGCTCAATCAAAGCACGAGCATAGGCACTTTGAGTCACCAAGTAGTCTAAGACCTTCACAGATGTGCCATCAGCAGTCAAAGCCGCTTGTGGAATGGTAAGGTCAAACAACAGAGTAAAAGCACCAGAAGGAACTGGAAACAAGTCTACTTTGGTATCTCCATTACCATCTACACCGCTAAAGCAGAACTCTGAAGGAATAGATTGTGAAGGCGCACCAAGGTTTAGTTTGCGGTTCATGTCCACAAACTCAATATTGCGAAGACCAATCAAACTTGTTGTGTTCAGAGCATCGTTAACACGAAACTTTTGTCCCGCACCTGTCAAAGCATAAGAACTCGTACCAGCAGTAGTTGTTACTGTGATTGTTTGAGTAAGGCAATTCCAGTTGTAAGAGTCTTCAATCTGTCTCTTAGCATCATTGACAAACTTGCCAATCAAAGAAGAATAGGTTGTTTCGCCAACAGTAGATACTGTGCTTTCACGCAAGCGAACCAACACATCGTTAACAAGTTCTAAGTAGGTCATGTTCGTTGCGCTCC